GGGCGTGTTAATAGTAAAGCTGATACCATGCCCCCCACATATGTCAGTCCTGGAATCAAAAAAGGGCTCAGCATTTCCGCTAACTTGGACTTCAAAGTCTGCATCTGTTACGTTTCTTTTAAGTAGTGTTACAATGTCAATAATAATCCCTGCCGTGTCAGATAGCACCTCTATCGTGTTGCTACCACTCTCAAACTGCCTATCCATCACAAGCATTGAGAAGTCATAATTGACCGCCTTCTGTTCGGTGTTAAACGTGAAGCCGTTTGGCACAAGCCATACAAGAGGATAGTATTTAACTTCATCAACTGCAAAGTCAAACTCTGCCCCCACTGCGAACTTTCCCACCATCTTGTGGCTTTCCGCTTGTGTTTTTATCTTTTCGATTATTTGGTTGAGCGTCATATTTTTTAAGCTTGGCTTCGTTTTTTAGCCTCCATTTATTCTTCGTCATTAGGGAAATCGTAATTGTAGAAGCAGTCATCACTTGTACCCGGCATATAAATGCCTCCAAACAATGCTGTATTCTTTGGTCGAATTACATCAAAACCACTTCCAGGATTTAAGAACTTAGGATACAAGGTTGGATTCTCTCTTAAATAATCTCTCAATCGCTCCGCATAGTATTCAGCCTTATCTCTGTAACGTTGCTCAATCTGAGTCAATTCACTTGTAGTGATAGGCGTTGCATTTTCAGAATTGCGAGAAGCTACTGACTTATTCATGAACTTGAACGTCATCGGAAGCATCGACTCAGTAAGTGAGTAATACTTCAAACAAGGTGCAATGTATGAATCTAACAATGTTCTGTTATCAGTTGTCAAAGTGTCGTTATATGCTTGATCTTGCAACTCATCATAAATACCTGAGCCAATCACATCACGAATGTAAATCTCTTGAGCCTCTTTAATCGCAGATTTTAAAAGCTTAGGATCAACATTTTCATTGATAGGTGAATTATCTCGTAGGTATTGAGTCGATATAAAATAAACAAAGTTAGCCATTGATTCTTCTTCTTAATAATTGTGGTTGCCAAATGTGGCGGCAATATGGAACGTGAGTTGTCGTGCCTTTGATTGTCATCCATCCGCCTCGTCTTTTCCAAGCTGAATAACCAGGATCATTGTACTCTCTTGCAAGTATCACTGATATTTGGTCGATTTCTTCTCTTGTGTAAACTCGGTTGAGTCTAATCATCCTCTGACAGAAATCTCTTGATGTAGGCAACAAATCGCCTCCGCTTATTCCTGGTGCTTTCTCATATGTGTAACGAGTCACAATCTCTGTTCCTACATTTGAATTTTCAAGAGTAGTTGTTCCTTCAGGTGTGATTCTGAAACCATCATCAACGGATTCAATCAAGCCCCTCTGTGCCATATCATCAACCTCTCTCATTATCTCCTCCACAGGCTTTTTAATGTTGTTAGAGAGCGTTTCTAAGGTGATACCCTCGTTACTATACAACCACTGCAAAATCATCGCTTGTAGAGCATCTCCGAACTCCAAAGGAACTGACTCAAAATTGTCTGCATCTTCACCGAAATCAGCGAATACTTTTAAATCTTTTTCATCATCCCATCCAAAAGGATTCTCACAAGACTCACATTTCACTTGCTCAGACATTGCTGTTGTGGCTGACATTCCAAGTTCAATCCTTGCCTCATCTCTGTCAATGATGCCTTTCTCAAATAGCTCAATGTAGTCAAGTCCAATCGGTGGCTTGTTCTTAGTTTTAAGCTTTACCGGTGTAATGTATTTGAAGATAGAACTCAAGGCTCTGTCCATCTGATTCTGACGTGGCTCAATGTATGAAGTTTGAAACGCCTCAAACGCTTCAATCAACTCGTTACGCCCTCCAAGTTGCCCCTCTGTCTTTATACCGAAAAGCATCGGAGAAGTAACACGGTGACTCATCAAAATCTCCTCTTGTACAGTGTTATTCAGAATATCAAATTGCTTGTCAAAGTCTGAAGGTGCAAGGTTGTTAACTACTGAAGGAGTTTCGTTTGGATCGTTAAACTGAATGATGATACTTCCAGCGTTGTCTGTTCCGCTAAAGTTGTCTTTAAATCTTCTAATTGTCTGACGAGCTTCCTCAGGTGACGGAATGCCTTTAAACAATTGGAGTAAGGTTTGAGCAGAAAAGCCTGATTTGATAGAGTTTAAATGGAAGTTTGCAATCTCTGTGTCTATCTCTATATATTTAAGAGCTGACTGGTATGGTGCTGTTGGGTACTCGCCACATCCTGCCTTGTACATCTTAAAATAAAACACCTGCTTAGATTCTCTCGTATTAGGATTCCAAGGGTAATAATGTTCAGGCTCAACTTTTCTTGCAGTCCAATCTTCAGCATATAAATAATGACCATCTAATGAGTGACGGACATTCTGAAAAGGTAAGTGATAAATTTCAGCTATTTTAGTTTTTGCTTTGTTCCAAATAATCTCAAGAGCAAATCCATCAAACAACTCTAAGTCCTGAGCAATCTTTGATTTTAAACTATCAAAGTCTTCATAGGCGTTAATTGAATCTAATGCCTCGTTTGCTTTTGCAACATCCTCTGTGTTATATGCTACAATCTCGGTTTTATCACCAGCTATGAAGTCAGCCTTTTGAGTAACTATTGCTCCGTGCTTTGGTGAGCTGTTAAATAGATCAATCAACATTTGAGGATAAGCATTATCCGCACCATATGTCAAGAAGCCCTTTGATTTGTTCTCCTTGAAAATTGGGATTTTGCTTTCCGCAAAGTTTATCCGTATGAAGTTATTTTCCATCTTTCTTATCTTTTGCAAATATAGAACCAACACCTGCAACTATGAAAGCACCTGCTTCTGTTAGTGTTGCCTTGTTAATGGCTACCAATAGAAGTGAACCTGTAATCAGTAACACTCCGATGGCAGTTGTTTTCCAATTTTTAAATATTCTATTTATCATTTTGGGAAATGTTTGTTCAGTAAGATTTCATTGGCATCGTGTATTCGCTTTAATTCAGCCCTTGCACTATCGCACAACTTTTGACTCTCGGCTATTTGTAATTCACACCTATCCTCAAGAGTTGGTCTTTCGGTTGTGAGTGCCAAGATAACGGCTAAAATTATTATTGCGATTGCGGCTTTCATATCTTACCTAATTGTTTGTAAATCTTTATTTCTGTTATTAGTGCAGAGCATAGGCTATCTTGTGTTTTAAGCATCCTCGACATCTTTACTAACTCCGTTTCACACCTCACCAATCTTTGTTCGCATTGTGCCGTTGCTAAATACGATTGACGCTCTGCTCTAACATACAAAGCACTAACCGCAAACAGCATCAAAAACATCATGGCCTTTTGAGGATCTTTCCTAAATTGCTCAAATGTTATCTTCATCAGGTTCGGGGAAATACTCAGGATGCAACTCTTTACACTTCTCTGTCCACTCAGCGATTGCCCTTGAACTTCCAAAGGTATGAACGCCCATCGGTGGACACCACACCATTTTTGAATTCCAAGAACTTACCGCATCACCACTCCATAACACATCAACGTGGTAGGTGGTAGACATAACGGGTGCAGTTGTTTCGTTGCCTTCCTCGTCGTATTCGCCTTCGGTTAAAACTATATTACCCAATCGCACGATGCTATGAGGATGGCTTGGGTTACCTTCCTCGTCAACTCCTAATCCATCGATAAAGGTGTTGGCTTCTGTTTCGTTTTTAAATGAATATTTTCTGAACATTTTATATTGTTGTTAGGTCTGCTAATTCGTCGTTGGTTAAGGCACTATTAAAGTAGATTGTTTGTTTTACGTTCGCCTCAACATAATTGTTGTTATTAGGTGTTCTATAAAAATCTAATCTATCTAAACCACTTGGAGTTGCCCCGCTTGTGTCTGTTCCTCGTTCAACACCATCTACCCATAGAGCAAAATCATTATTTTTATATTTAAATGCAACCTTATGAGTTGAAGATGGATTTGGCAAGGTATATGTAAGATTTGCAGTTGCGGAATTTGATACAATACAATCAACATTTAAGATATTAGACGTTGGTAAAAATATCTGAATACGCTCGTTATTTGTTCCATTACTTATCAAAAACCTAAAATCGTTATCTCTTGTATCTGCTAAAGCCGCAAACTCGATAAACAAAACACCTTCGTCATCATTAAATAAATTTGCATCAACTGCACCATCTACAATATCTTCCGAGCGAGTCGAAATTGCACCATAGGTAGGTATGTAGGAGGTTGGGTAAGAGCCTTGTTCCAATTGTGCTCCGTAGATATGTATATATTGACCACTTGTTGTTACTACATTGTTGTCAGTATTAGCGATAAGATATTGCAATCTTGGAGTTCCGCTACCACTACTTGAGTCAATTGTCATACTGACTTTATAATAATCTCCTACTAATTTAATTGATTTAGATATTGGGCTTCCATTGGTTGTGCCTATTGTTCCATCTGAAAGGTCAAAAAACACATTGTGTTGATTTCCACTTTTTTCTCTCAAATTAATCATTATATAATCAACATCGCCTTGCTTTGCAAAAATAGATGCAGTGTAATTTGTGTTATCACTTAAAGTAGGAAACGTTTCGACTCTTGATGCCCCACCAGTGCTAATCAATTTTGTTGCGTTTAACACACTTTCTGGTGATGTTATGTCGTTAGTTGTGACTGTTGCATTTACTTTTGAATATGGTGTCGTATCAAAGTATTCTGATTGTGTTAAAAGGTTACTCCGTTGAGGCTCTAACAACAACGACGGACAACTCGCCCCACCCGAATAGTCAAGGCGTGGCATATCCTCAAGTATACCCGCTTGTTCAGTTGTGGTGGTTGTTTCTATGTAGTCGGTTGCTACTAAGCCTTGTTCCGTTTGTGGTGCATAAAATATGTTGCTTCCAATTGCAGATGCATTTAAAGTTGACCCATCGGAACTAATCGCAGACCATAGTCGCAAACCTTTTTGTCCACTTGTAAAACTACTAACCGCCAAACTTACCCTCCACCAATCATTATAAGCCGTTTCTACGTTTATAAACAAATATGGATTCGTTGCCGTTAAATTATACGTTCCGTTGGTTGTGTCAAAAATAACAAACACGCTTTCATCATTCATTTCTAATCCTGCATAGTTTGTTAATGAACCCGTTGTTTTTTTTATGTAAACAGATGAAGTAACAACTCCCGTAATAGAAATACCATTTGATTCGTGCCTATAATATGCCGCTCCATCTTGGTCATCTAATATAAAAGCCTTATTACCTCCTAATGGGTCGGTTGTTGCCGTTGTGCTTCCAATTCCCGATGGACTCCATTGCGTCAAATCATTAGAGTAAGTCAACAGATTCTCACGCCCCTTTTGAATTAACCCCTCACTATTAACACGGGTAGCCGCTAAGTTAGAACCACGACTAAAGGTAAAATCTCCATCTCCGTTAGTAGGCTTGGCACTATATAACGTGCCATCTTTGTAGCCGCTTGGTATTTGTATTAAACTCGCTTTATTTAATAAACTCATTTTGTTAATTCTTCTAATTGGTCATTGGTTAAA